CGTACATCGCTATAATGGTTAACATCTAGAATAGTATTAATAGCCTCTTCTTCAGCAATCTCAATAGCAGGCTTATACTTAAGTTGCATATATAAACTTAACTCTTGGTCGTTAGCAGGCAAATCTTGAGGCGGTACATTAAATGCATCTACACCTAATTGTTCTTTAGCCGATAACAATATCTCCTTAGATAACATATCAGCCTCAACCATAGATTGAAAGCTTGATTTCTTATCAATTGACATTGCATCTTGTGCAAAAGCCTTAACTTCAAAAAGACGATCATTCATTCCGTTAACAACGATATCAACAAACTTAGGAATGATAGGCACAGGTGTCCAGTCTAAGTTAATGTGCGACATATCGCCATCAACCTGGAACTGTTCTTTGTATTTTGCAATTGGTTGTTCACCACGAGCATATAACCTAATTCGGTGAAAGTCAATCCATTGAGAATAGAAGCGACAGTTGTCACCTGTCTTGGCAAACCATTCCCACATGATACTTTGTCCTACTTTTAATCCAAACTCTTGAGATGCTTTCTCTGCATCCGTAGCCAACTGCGTTGGGAAGTTGGTCGGATTAATCATTATTAAAGGGTCGTTCATATATTTTTCAGTCTACTCGCTGAACCGCTGTTATCGTATCTTGCAAATTTAATGCTAATTTTTGACTCTTTTTTCTCGGGCAAGTAAATATGTTTCTGATTAGCCATAATAGCCAATCCTGAACTGATAGAAGCATCATACTTTGTTCTATCATTTACATTAAACTTGGACCAATCTAGCAGCGTTCTGTTGAATGGCATATTACCAATTTCATCAGGATTTCTGTAGGTTTGTTCTAAATCATACCCAACATACTTTTCAATGTATGTACCAATACCAGCTGCGTGAGCCTGTTTCATATCTTCACTTGAAGATGGAATACCACCAATCTCAATTTCCGTGAATGATAATTTGGACTTATGTTTATCAGGACGATTCATTGAGAACCCACGATACCCTCTATTCTTAAAGTGATAAAGAAGACGAGCTTTATTATTCTCGGCAAGTATTGGCATACCATAGAATACGCAAGCCATTAGTACCTCTTCGAAGAATATCTCTGCTGTCTGTGGACGAGCAATGTACTCTAAGAAGAACGCATTCGATGGAGCATTCGCCATATTAAACTTAGTGAGACCATGAAGAGACCCATTCGAGCCACCAAAAGTAGCCCCCGAAATATCGTAAGGGTCACATCCAAAGGCTCCAATGTGTTCGTTTTGAGGATAACGAGTTCCATTTTTATTTATAAAGTTATTTCGTAATGCAATCTCAGGTATCCATGAAACTAAGAAACGACCATTTTTATCTGGTGTCCAAATAACCTCTGTATCCTTTTCTCCATTTTTCCAATGAAAGAATCCTTTGGTTAGCACGTGATCCTGGATAAGACCATCGTTGTAATCTATCTGTTGATAGATTTTGGTTAGGTTATAAATAGATGACTTAGTCTCATCACGGAATGCGTGAGACTCTGTTCTTGGGAACTGACGATAGAATTCGTTAAGTGCATCAGGGTTAGCTTTCAATGAAGCAACCTCGTTATTCCAGTACTCAATAACCCCTTCGGTTATCCAAGTACCTTCTGCCGACTTAACAGGCTTCTCCGGCTTCTCTAATACTGCGTGACCGTACTGATCAATGTATCCCTCAAAGTTATACTCCATCGGTATAAAGAGCGAATAAAGACCCGATATCGTCTGGCCATTTTTGTTTCTTTTCGTGACATCTGAGTCATAGTATAATTTTTTATAGTTTTCTCCACCTTTATCTAATGCGTTCGATGTTGAACCCATCATACACTTACCAATAATCCGAGCACCTAAACGAAGACAAGTCTTACGAATACGCCATCCGTTCTCGATGTTCATTGGCTTCTCTAACTTAGCAGCCTCGTCCTCAATTAAGAAACGAAGCTTCTCACCATCGTACGAGTTGTCTGCTGTGTTACGCCAGTCAATCGATGTATCCAAGCCATCCATCTGCTCATCCTTCTCTTGATCCATATTCTTGCGTGTAATCTTTTCAGCAGGAACACGGAATGCAAGTTCAGTCTTTGGTGTGGTCATACCATCACGCACAGGCTGGAAGAAGAAAGGGTAGTTGTTAGCAATAGGAACAACCTTATCGGTAAACATCTTCTTAGCATCTGGTCCTGTTTTAGAGACCATACCAATACGAGCATCTTTCGCTAAGGTAGCAATATCTACTGACACCGATGATGCCATGAAAGAAAATCCTGAACGTCTATTTTTTAAATAGCACATTCCAAAGCACCTTGAGTCGGCCTTGCAAGCTTCAAAGAATAAAAAGAATATTCTATTTGATTCACGGAAGTCTGGATGACCAACGTCAGTCTTGGACCAAGTCAGATACATATAATGGTGGCCTGACATATAAGTCTTGACACCTTTATTCATAAACCAATAGCCATACTCCCTGCGATCAAACTCTTGCTCGATAAAATCTACCCATTGGTTCTTAAATGAATTATCACGCCTATTCCAATCAAAGATTGTTTTAATGCGTGACAACTCTTTAGGAAGTTCAATTGGTTCCCACTTATCGCCTTTGTATGATACCTTTTCAGGAGTCTTGGGCAAACCTACTCTAAGATTTTGAATATCGTATATATCACCCAAAGTTCCATCTTTAGATATAATGACAATATCAAACTCAGGGTTATATCCATACTCCCATTCTTTCTTGGCATTTTTCTTGTCAAGTACTTTTTGGGGAATAACATTCTCTACTATTTTGTGTAAACTCATTTTGCTTTCGCTCTAGATTCAGCAAACCCACGATTAGTATTAACCTGATTATTAACAACACCATCGATGATGTTGCTCTCCTCTTCTACACGCTTAAGAATCTCAAAGGCATCCATGATGGCTAATTTCTTAGCCTGAGCTGCGTTCTTTAGTTTGTCAGCACTTAAGTCATCCTCAGCGTGCGTAACAATCTTCTCCTCAGCGACCTTAATTAACTCTTCAACAGCTTTGTATCCTGAGTCAATAATTCGCTTCTTCAATTCTGTTATACGGCTCATAACTTAATAGTTAGATTCTTTGTGTACATTCTGTAAACCTTCTCGCCATCGATCCAAAAAGGATACTCCGATTCGGGCTCAAACGTGACCATATCGCCCACTTTAAGACCAAGGTCTAGTACTTCTTCGTTCGCATACTTTATCGTGCCTACAAGGGGCTTTTCTGCATCAATAGTAGTGATGCCAGTATGGTCGTTCTCGACAGGAGAAACAAACACATACCGGCCAATACCTTTCCATGTATCACACTCATGCTTGTATGCGTATGGATCATCAATGAAAAACAAATCATCACGGAAGTAATTCCACGATGACTTCTCACGACCACGCATATCGTAGTAATACTTAAACGTGTTGTGGTGTACAATGATTGTATCGCCAACCTGAACTGGTCCTTCATAACCAATAGGCGTAGCAATAACAATAGCCTCACGAGTTGAGGTTTTGTAGTCTTCCTTAGACGTAGATAAGATGATGCCATTACGCTCATCATCATATCGCTTACCATCTTTAGGCTTTACGATAAAATAAAATGGAGACTTCATTAGAAATCGATGTTATACTCGAGTACTAATGGTGTATTAAAACTGATTCTTTTCCAAAGAACAACTTCTGCGTTCTTCTCAATGAAGATACTAATATCACCACTATCCTCTTGTTTGATCAAATGAATACGATATGACTTATCAAGGACTTCTTGTCCATGAGTATAGTTCATCGCATTCTTATAATCAGGACCTATTGATATTTTACGAATTAGCATTTTCTTCCTTGATTTCTCCAGTCACGGTATCAATCAATACATTACCGTATTTTTCTTGAAGCTCTCCCTGGATGTTATTTAATTCTTCAGCGAATTTCTCAGCATTAAATAATACTGATTGCTTTTGAGTCTTTAATCGATTTAAAGAAATCTCAATGTCAGCGATTGTTGTACGTGCTTCACGAAGACCTTTAGTCGTTTCGTTAAGACGTGTTAATTCTTGTTCTTCTAATTTTTTCATTGCTATTTTATTAAAGTAATATGCAAATTTAGCATTTTCCTTTTATATTTACTGCTAATCTAATTAATTCAAAAATGAAATCCAAGATTTTATACCTAGCACCTCACTTATCTACAGGAGGGATGCCATCTTTTCTTCTTAAGCAAGTTGAGTTATTAAACGAATATTATGACATCTATGTGGTAGAATACCAATTCTACACAGCAGACTTCGTTGTTCATCGTAACGCAATAAAAGAAATTCTTGGTAACAAAGTATATACTCTTGGTGATACCAAATCAGAATTAATCGAAATAATCGAAACGATACGTCCTGACATTATCCACTTGCATGACGTGGCTGAACGATTCGATCACGAGGTGATGGCTCAGTTGTACACGCCAACAAGATCGCATCGCATCATTGAGACTTGTCATGACGTATTCTTTAATCCTGACAAAGAGCGTAAGTTTCACCCGGATGCATATGCGTTCTGTACTGTGTACCACAAAGAAGTTACATTCAAGAATATGCCTACTAAGGGGAAGTATGTTATTGAATTCCCTATCGATCCAAAAGAATCAAATAAGATTGAAGGCACAAAGGATGTGGTTAATGTTGGACTGTGGACACCAGGAAAGAATCAAGCAGAAGGTATTGAGATTGCAAGAAAGAATCCTGATTGGAACTTTCACTTTGTAGGGAACCAAGCTGGAAACTTTCAACATTATTGGGAACCATTAATGAAGGACTTGCCAAAGAATGTAAAGGTATGGGGAGAGCGTGACGATGTTGACTCATTCTTAAAGCACGCTAACGTGTTTATGTTCAATAGCACAATTGAGTGTAATCCACTTGCATTGCGTGAGGCTATTGCATACAACTTGCCAATCATTGCTCATAACTTACCACAATATATGGGCACCTATGCTCCATATATTCAACCTATTGATACAGATTTAAATACAATACACGCAGGATACATTACGCCAGATTGGGATACATCAAAATATTTCGCAATAAAATTATGTGAGTTATATACATCTGCATTAGCAAGTGGAATCGAAGACCAAGATGTTCGCATCACAGAACACAATGTAAATGGGCCATTCGTTGAGATAAATTCTGCTGTCAAATCTTGGTTCCACCTAGTATGGAAAACAGGTATAGGTGAAACTGTTTACGAGAACACAATTCAGTCTAATTCATGGGCTAAACTAAACAGACAATACTACGAGAATTGGTCACTTGAAGTATATGAGAAAGGGGAGAAGATTTACGAAAGTACGCTTAATTTAAAAGATAAGCGTGTTTTAATTTGTATCGATAGTAAATCACTTGGAGACAATATTGCTTGGGCACCTTACGCTTTAGAGTTTCAAAAGAAGCATAACTGCAAAGTTATTTTGTCCAGTTTTTTTGCAAATATACTGGACATTCCTGAAGTAGAAATTGTAAGCCCCGGATCGAAAGTTGAGAACATTCATGCACAGTATAATATTGGTTGGTACTACGACTCAAACAAAGAACCTGTACTTCCAAATACTATTCCTTTACAACAAGCTGCGACTAACATTCTAGGATTAGAATTTGAAGAGATAAAACCTAAGTTAAAATATACACCAACAAAAGCTCCTATTTCAATATACTTAAACAAGGTAGTTACTATTGCAACAAACTCTACCGCAGGATGCAAGTTTTGGACTAAAGAAGGGTGGCAGGGAGTTATTAATCACTTGTACGAAAAAGGATACAAAGTTATTAACGTGTCGTTAGAAGAAAACCCATTTGATAATTGCGAGCAAATAATAAACCACGACATAAATGACACGATGTGTTTAATAAAAAACAGCGATTTCTTTATTGGTCTAGGATCAGGTGTAAGCTGGCTTGCCTGGGGACTAGGAGTTAAGACAGTTATGATAGCAAACTTCTCTGAGCCATCACACGAGTTTGTTAGTAATTGTATAAGGGTTACCAATAAAGATGTTTGCAACGGATGCTGGAATGACCCTAACGAGAAGTTCGATAAAGGAGATTGGAACTGGTGTCCACGCCACAAAGATACTCCAAGACAATTTGAATGTCAGACATCAATTACGGCACAAAAAGTAATAGATGTAATAAACAAGAACGGATTGGTTCGCTAGTATTAATCTCTATAGAGTTAATAGACTTTATAGGGTTCTCAAAATCCTCAACTTGCAACTGGGGATTTTTTCTTTGCTCATCTGTTTTTAGCCAACACCATTTCACATCATCATTTAGCGAGTTTAAATAATCTCTAGATTCTTGATAAGGATAAATTAAAGATAATACAACTGGCTTTTCTCTACTAAGATAGTGGGATATATCACTAGCTCTATTAAGGTTCTTTATTCTACCTTCTCGGCTATAATCTTTATTTTTAAATAACTCACGAAGATCATCACCATCAATATGGTGGTAATCTCTGTGTTTCAACAATTCTTTAGCAAGAGTTGTTTTGCCAGAACCAGGTTGACCAAACAATACTATAACCATTCGTAATAATCAAAGTTATTAAAATACCATTCATATTTATTGTATATGTAATGGCAAACATCTTTACCTAATATTTCTTCAGCATTTGATTTAACCCAAGATAATCTACTCTGTATCTTATGGTCACCAAATGGGCCATATAACGTATCGTCTTCTTGTGTTATTTGATCAATGTTATAAAAATCATGCTGATAATATGGTATATCAAAGAACTCATATATCTTACGCATCTCTTCCTGCGGAAAGAAACATAAGTCTTCATATTTTAAGAAATGAATATTCTTATTTAGACCCATTTTAAATACTTCACTAAGGCTATCTAACGCTACGCCTAATGGCATAGTCTTCTCCCATAACTCTACACGCTTCTGTGTGGTAGTTCCTTCAAGCTGATGCCAATTAATAATAGGATTGTGCATCTCAGGATATTTGCGATACTTCTTCTCAAGCGAAGCAAATATATCACGTAAATCCCTTACTATACAAATGATTTTAGGATTGTCTTGAATCTTATTTAGAAACTCATAATGAAGTCCCCACCCCCTGCATTTATCGACAACATATTTCCTGTCTGTAAGAGGCGTGTAGAAATTTTCTATTCCACCTTTACAGAAAGATAAAAATGCTTGATTCATTAAATTAGCATCCTGGGCTAAGAATTCACGCCCTGTGCTGTACGTAAATTTTGCTGATTGCAATAGATCAAATACGCCACTTGTTGGTGTGGCGTATATGTCAGGATTCTGTGCTAATATATTTTGAAGAACTGTACTGCCAGCTCTTGGCATTGAACTTTGAAAGAATATTCTTTCCATTGGATTATATTACCAAGGTAAAGGTTTACGTATTGGGTCTTGGCTTTCCAAAATTAAATTAATTCTTTCACTTAACCTACTATAAATACCATCAACAAACTCTTGTCCTAAAACTTGTTGGCACCAACTAATGACCATATCATTAGTTAAGTTATCAAATGCGATAAATTGAGTTCCACTTGAGGGTTGAGGCAAAAATGTATTCCATTCTTTTGATTCAATTTTTACCCCATCTTTTTCAGCCGTGACAACAAAAACAACATAATTAACAACATTTTGCATTGAGTTTACGTCAAGCAAAACCTCCATTTCAATAACAGTCCACGTATAAATAATATCCATATTTTTTTATTTTATCCTATCTGTCTAACTGATGCACTCCAAGCGGCTCCTGTAAAGTCAAATGCGTTCGATGTAACTACAACGTCTCCTGCTCCTGAACCACCCCCACTATAACAATATGCATATAAAGCCAAACCATTCACGTTTGTATTGGTTGGGAAATATACGTTTGCAGGAGGGTAGGTACTATATCCGGCATTAGCAATTGGTCTCCATAAGAATGCACCAGATGCCCAACGTGAGCCACCTGTAATTGTTACACTAATTAAATATGTAGTATTAACACTCAAAGTATTGGTAGGTACTATACGAATATTACTTCCAAGTCCAGAAGTTGGTCCAGTTCCTGAGCTAGTATAAACTACAGTTGATCCTGCACCACTAGTTCCAGAAGTTCCACTTGCTCCTGATGCACCGCTAGTACCTGATGTACCATTAGCTCCGTTAGCACCTGACGTACCAGAGGTGCCATTTGCTCCGTTTACTCCACTCGTACCATTTGCACCATTCACCCCTGAGGTTCCTGAAACACCAGAGGTTCCCGATACTCCAGATGTTCCGCTAACTCCACTTGTACCATCGGCACCATTTACTCCCGAGGTGCCTGATACACCGCTTGTTCCACTAACTCCTGATGTGCCATCAATACCGCTAGTACCATTAATACCTGAAGTTCCATCTACTCCAGATGTACCATTAGCACCGTTAACACCACTTGTACCATCAATACCACTCGTACCGCTAACGCCAGATGTCCCCGATACACCATTAGTACCACTTACGCCTGAAGTACCTGATAAACCACTAGTACCCGAAGTACCAGATGTTCCACCAACT